TACGTAAATATTCAAATACTTATTATTATTTTATCAATTCCGGCTAATAAACCGATACGTAAATATTCAAATACTTATTATTATTTTATCAATTCCGGCTAATAAACCGATACGTAAATATTCAAATACTTATTATTATTTTATCAATTCCGGCTAATAAACCGATACGTAAATATTCAAATACTTATTATTATTTTATCAATTCCGGCTAATAAACCGATACGTAAATATTCAAATGTGTAAAATTAGGTATTTACAACAATAGTATTTTCCAATGGAACCACTGCTTTCGGCTTCGGCACCTTAACTTTTTTCTTATTCACCGAAGCAGCCAATAGTATAACTCGCCACAAATACAATGCAGCCGCTTCATAATGAGTAATATTATAATAGGTATGTCCGCGTTTTACCACGCCTTCAGTATTCGCCAAAATCACGGCTTTATTCTCATAAGCCTCTTCAGTATTCGTAAGGAATTCAATGAACTTATTTACCAAAACCGTTTTATTCATGGACCGCATTCTCAGTGACCGTCCCGCCATCAAATCTCCGTTATAACAATGAGTAGTAAGTCTAATAAAACTCTTTAATCGTGGTAATTTAATTTGCGAAAATAGTCGCATCATACCAGACACACCTTTATCATCAAATTCATTATAACGTCCAATAAATAGTTTTATATAAGCCCTATCACCGGCAAACCCCATAATTTCCAATAATAATTCAAATGGTAGGCGGTCAACCAATTTCATTTTGATTTTCTTCGTATTTTCTATAACATGTTCTTGTTCGGCTTTATGTCGGCGTAAAATCAAACAATTCCGGTATTTAATAACATGTTCCATTTTATCGGCACATGATTCATAAAATTGCAAAGTTTCTTGATGCATTTGAACCCGAATAATCAAATTAATCGCATTTAACCGTTCATTAATTTGTTTATCGGAATATTCGGCAAGTTCATACACAGGTTTTGATATAAAGTATTCATTGATTTGAACTGATGGATAGATTTTATGACGAGTTAATAAATTTTCGCAGATATCAATTTGTGTTTGATGATAAGTCATAATAATAATAATAATAATAATAATAAAGCACAAATATATGTATAAGTATAATACAAATATTTACATCAATTTTATTAAGAATATTTCATGACCATAAATGGCCATGAAATATTCGTAGTAACCCCGAGAAAATCTTACAGATTTTCTGGGGTTATGAATGTTAACCAATGAATCAAAATACACAAAAATAAACTCATAAAATTGAATAAAAAAATAAGTATTACAATAAATGTAAATAATCCAATCCATTTATATAAAAAATGACGACAGAAATAAACCGCCCAGCAGAATTAAACCGAGTCAAAATGCATATATTCCGGTATAAATTCGGGCAAGAAATGAGTGAATCAATGTATGATTTTTCCAAGTTGCATCGGTATGATGACCGAAAATCATTCAAGGAAGCATGGACCCAATGGATAGAAGAAGACGATATTAAACCGATTATAAACCAAGAATTAAAAAACTTGCACAACCAAGGATATGAAGGTGATATAATGGATAAAATGTTCAAGAGTGCGCGATATTATTATCGCAAGAAGCCATTGATTCCAATTATAGAAACAAGTCCAAGAAAAGAATATATCGGATTTTCGGGAACTATTCTAGCCATAATAGACCAACATATTTATGCCCAAATCCAACAACATACAATCAGTATAGAAATAGAAAGCATATGCAAAATCTCACCGGCCAATGCATATAAGAATTTCTGCGAGACACATCAATCATTTATCGCAGATGAAATCCAAAATTTAGCAAATCAAACGAGTGAATCTTTAGACCCCCAAGAAGTCTCGCTCAAATTCAAAAAGACATACAAGAATCGGTATTACAATATACGTCAAGCAAAATAACCAAAAGTAAAGAAAAGTAAACAAAAACAAAAAATAACAATATCGCAACTATTATTATTTTTTTTGATACAATATAGGTATATTGTATATAATATATCATAGTAAAAATGAGTAATACAGTCAAATTTATAGACCAAGGCACATATGGATGTATATATAGACCGAATATACCATGTGCTAATGAAAGACCAAATGAAAGACCAAATGAAAGACCAAATGAAAGACCAAATGAAAATCAATATAAAGCAAAAGCGAATAAACCCAAAAACAATCCATATATTTCCAAGATTCAACAAAAGAAAACGAATTCAGAACGCGAAGAACAACTCGGTAAAATAATCACAACAAAGATTCCCAATTTCGGTGCGAGATTTGCACCAATAATCAGTAGTTGTGCGATAAATATCAGTGCTATCCCCAGAGAAGAAGCCCAAAAATGCAATGTGATTACTGACGAAAAAACCAATAAAATAGATAAAGAAAATGTCCAATTCAAATCCTATAAAATGAAATTCGCCGGTAAGCAATCACTCGGAAAATATCTCACCAAAATCGCGAGTAAAGGTTCCAAGAGATTAATCAAGAAAATATTAGAATCGCATATATATCTCTTGGAAAGTCTCGATAAATTAATTGAACTAAGTCCACCCATAATCCATTATGATTTAAAAGATAATAATATTATGTATAACGCCACAATAGGAAAACCCATAATAATTGACTTCGGACTATCATTTGAACTCAAAGATATAACCGCAAAATACGACCAAAATACCGCCCAAGATATGTATTATGTATTTTATGAGAAATATCCGCCTTGGTGCATAGAACTCGTATTATTATCATATATTGTCCAAACAGTCGCACACGGCTTCCAAGATAAAACATCACAAAAGATAGACGAAAAAATCGCAATAGTAGATATTAAAAAAATGCATGAAATATGTGATACATTTATAAAAGGAAGCGATGTATTTCAATCAACTGATGATTTTTCCCAAGAAGAGATAAATCGGTTTAAAATCGGCATACAAGGATATATCTCGGCATACCAAGATAAATCTTGGGAAATGTTGTATAAAGATTTGCAAAAAAGGTTTGCTTCTTGGGATAATTATTCCATTGCCGTTATTTTTTATTTTTATATAATTGATATATTGAATCATGAACAAAGTAAAGATGTAAATAAACCAAATTTATTTACGAGTAGATATATAAGCCTTTTAAAAACGATAATATTAGCAAACCCCAGTTTAGAATCAAGTCCAAGTCAAGTTAGACAAACAGCCAAGGAAACGATTGCCGAGTTAAAAATAATATCTAAAACCCAAAATAAAAAAGAATATGAAAAGTTTTTGAAAGATTTAGATAAAGTATTACAACCCAATATTAAGAATAATTCATTGAATATACAAGTAAATCAGAGAATAGTTAGTCAAGATAAATTATTTTTAAGCCTGAGTTTTATTCAATAATTTTTATTAATAATTCACTCATAGATTTGTATCGCGGATGGTGAACCATATGTAAAATCGTGTGAAACGAGTCAAACGATTTCCACCGTCCATTATCCATAAAATCAAAATAACGTAAATTAGATAGCGAAGGACCAGATAAAGAATGCCCCCCGCCCAATTTAACCGTTAAGCTACCAGAAAGTACACATGTGTCCTTTCTTGTAGCTTTAGGTATGCCTTCATTTATGTGAGAGACCATACATGGTTTCTCACATAAATGAAGGTTAACCGTAGTTATTGTTTCGGATAAATTCCAGTAAATGATACGGACCATAGGAAATGGTTTTTTATGCACACTATTACGACCGGCCACATCAAACAATTCCGTGATTTTACTATGGAAATCATCGCCAATATGCCCAAAGTCCGATAATAACACCACAGTCAATTCGCTAATCGCGGCAAAGGACATATTTGTTTTCACAATAGATTCTATAATCAATTCAAAAGCCCCAATAAAGTTCGCCGTAGTTGCATCACAATATGATAATAAAGATTGTATCTTGTCTATAAAATCGGTATCATCAATATTATTATTATTGAGCCAAGACGGCACTTGATTTACGGCTAATATCCGACCAGTAGACCGCGATGCGATTAACGTCGCCAAGCCCAAAGCATTATATAGAGATGTTTGACTCATATAATCAGACATATCAACCATAGGAATGAAATTATCCAATAAAGGAACTGGCTTACACATTTGGTCCCATTGTTTATTCAATAAACCGCGATTCTCCAAGATTTGTATATTATCATATGAAGATGAAGATGAAGATGAAGATGAAGATGAAGATGAAGATGAAGATGAAGATGAAGAATAATCTAGTGCTTGTTTAACATAATTATATATGGGATATTTTGATTTATTGGGAGTAGTATCAGAAGAGTCATATAACAAATCTTGGTAATATTGCTTAAATTGATGACCATGCTTAGAAAACACGCGTTTTTTCCGCAAATTGGCCCCAATAGGCACTAACGAAGGAATAATTGCATCAATTTTACGAGCACATTGATTAACTTCAACCGTACCTAAATCGGCATTTAATTTGGATAATATGCGACGATAAATCATTTTCGCTTTACACAATGCCGCGTCATATTGTGACTCGGTTTTAGGGGTCAATAATAATCGCGGATGAAACATTTGAGACCATTGCATAGCCATTTTTTCAAATAGCCAACCGAATTGACTATGTTCTCTGGGAATCCATTTACTGACTGTGCTAATCACAGAACAACCAATATCTTTACTCAATTGCCTATTTGCAATTTCTATACAGGTTTCAATCAAAGGGTCATTCGGACCAGAATTCTTCGCAATATAATAACATAGATATTTGATATCTTTCCAACACCCGAATGTGCTGGTATTATGAAGGTTAACCGTTAAGCTACCAGAAAGTACACATGTGTCCTTTCTGGTAGATTTAGGCATGCCTTCATTTATGTGGGAGACCATACATGATCTCCCACATAAATGAAGGTTAATAATAGGCATATTCAATTGTTCAATCGCATAAATGGCCAAGATGGGATATACTTTATACCATGTATAAATCATCATATAAGTCAGTTTTCGCTCACCTTTTCCCAAGACTATATCGCGAGTATATGCGATAAGTTTATATAACAAGTCCAAGTATTGGAAATATGGATTATAACATACTGCACATATACTACATGAGAGTTGCCCTTTTATGTTCAATAATATCGCATATAATCTGTCGGATAAAATATTCAAATCATCATCCGATGTTTTGCGGGTAAGTTCAAACCAAAAAGATACAATAGATGCACGTATCTCTTTATGTAAATCGCTGGTATTATGAAGGTTAATTAGTGGAGGAAACTCATCTAACAATGAATCCATGATTATATTACCGGTTAATATAGTATGGTCAAAACCATTTATACTGTTTGCCGAAAGACACAAGGCTTTAACCGTTAAGCTACCAGAAAGGACACATGTGTAAATGGTCGCTCTTTGAGCGACCATCCACTGGTTAGCCCCCTTTGGGGGCTATTAGTCCTTTCTTGTAGCTTTAGGCATGCCTTCATTTACGTGAGAGACCATACATGGTCTCTCACATAAACAAGTAATACCATCGCGATTCCGCAAGGAATCGCTGGTATTATGAAGGTATTTACCAAGCAATTGAATAAATCGGGTATTAGTCATCATATGATGTTTGAAACGAAATATGTAAAAGAAATAATTGATATAGTGGAAAAAAATCACCAAGATAAATTTTATAATGTATTTTTGAATAAAGTGACTGAAATTACTGGTGCAGGTGCATCTGAATATGAACTTTATTATAATTATATGATTATAAAAAATCCCAGTGCAATCACAATGCGAAAACTAAATTGGAAAAATACGACAACATTAGATGTAAATAGTGATTATGATTATATATCATATCATTGGTATGGGCGTTTGAAATGAGAAAATGTGCAAAATATCCTAGCCAACCAGTTTCATGGTTTTTTTACGAGCCTTACCCAAGTTCAAGATCACGCGTTTAGTTATTTTATGTGCAGTTTTTACAAATTGTTCACCATCCACCAAGATTTTTAGTATAGGTTTTGGTAAAGTAGTAGGCACTACAACTTCTTGGAAAATCATGTATATCGCATTCAAATCATGGAAAATAAAAATAGAAGGTGGAATAATGATATCATTATCCAAGCCGGAGATGGGTTTACAAAACTGGGAATCAATTGCTAATCCAGAACCAGAACCAAGGTCAATCTTGGACGATTCCAAATCAATCTTGGAAAAGCTCTGTATATTTTCGGGTTCTAAATCTATATTAAAAAGTAGAGTATCTAAAAGACGATATTTGATACCATGTAATATGCGATTATTTTGCACAATTTGCAATATAACCGATTTTTCTAAACGAGAATATCCATCACAAACAGACAATTCCCAAGATTTGCTTATAATTTTATCAATATATTGATTCGGATTAATATATAAGAAATGAATATCAATATTAGTCATATTTTCACGTAAATAATTTTGCTGAATCTTGACCAAACGTTCGTAATTTTTAGTCCAAGAAGTATCTATTTCATCTGAATCTGAATTGTTTGACGACATATTTATTGTATATTCTGGTTATGTGTTCTATAGATTTTTATATAGTAAATTGAACCCAAAACACAAATAATATGTATATATATATATCTTTTCAAATCGGCTTAAAGCCAATACACTAATACATCTGTCTCAAATCCGCACACCCGAAAACCTATAAAAATCGCACAATTTTTCTGACTGATATGGATTATTTTACTTGAGACAGCACAGGATGCATACGAATACCTATATTACATCATTGCATTCAAATATGGGCTTCAACAGTAAGTATGCAAATAACGGGGATTTTACATTTCATAACTATATGTTAGTTATGAAATGATACAAAGAATTATCAATTATAATTGGTATGCATCATGTGCACCAAAACCATCACTGCGAGAATTAGTAGAAAATATTCCATATTATATGTAATTTGAATATTTATTTTTGAGCAAACCTACGATATTTATTTTGAAAATAACTAATATAGAATTTACACAATCAATATAATACGAATGAAATATTACATTGATTTGGATAATACATTATGTCGGTCGCACAATAGTGATTACCCTAATTCCACTCCAATTGTGGAGCGAATAGAAAAAGTGAATCAATTAAAAAAAGATGGACACAAAATAATTATATGGACGGCTCGCGGTGCAACTACGGGCATAGACCATAGAGAACTAACCCTAAGTCAATTAGCCAAATGGAATATATTATACGATGAGCTGCTGATGGGTAAGCCCGATTATGATATATATATTGATGATAAGTCATTTAATGTGGATACATATTGGCCAATAAGTAATGAAACGACCCATAGTCGCAAGCAGCAAAGCACCATCGTAGAAAAAGGTTGGGGTAAAGAGATAATATTTGTTAATAATCCCGAGTATTGCGGTAAAATATTGTGTTTCAATAAAGGCAAGAAGTTCTCAATGCATTTTCATATAGAGAAAAAGGAGACATGGTATATATCAAAAGGGCGATTTTTATCACATTGGATTAAAACGGAAACGGGAAAAATGTATAGCGAATATTTGGAAGTCGGTGATGTGATAACGAATGAACGGGGAGAACCACATCAAATGGAAGCATTGGAAGATAGCGAATTATTTGAAGTATCAACCCAGCATAAAGATGAAGATAGTTATCGTATTTGGAAGGGGGATGCGTAAAATTATACTATTATAGTATAATATAATAAAATAATAATAAATAATATTATATAATGGCTAAGACTCTTGTTATTATTTTAAGTGAAACAAGAGGGCACGAAATCACATTTAACAATTTTAAAAAAAATATTATAGATGAGTTAAAAGCTGATTTATGTATATGTATTGGGGTTAAACCAAATTATGATTATAATAATCCATTTTATCAATTAGCAAAATATAAATTTATTTATGATGAACCAGATGATTTTGGAGATGCATTTGAGTATGCTTATAATATATTATCTAATAATAGACCAAAATATGAATGTTTAAAGAATATTAACGCATTATATGGAAAAATACAAAAACCAAAACAATCTACAAATAATATTACTTATTATGGAAATGATACAAGTATATCAAATTATGATGATTTTAATGATGATGAAATTGTAATACATACAAATGATTTTTCAGATAATTTGTGGAAAAATCAAGTATATGGAATTAAAAATAGTAATAATAATTTAGTAATACAATCAAATATTAATACCTATAAAAAACCAGTCTATTGGCGTGAATTTTTAAAAATTAAAAATCAATTTTTGGGAGGAATTAAGGATGTTAATAATGAACATCCAGGTTCAGCTGGTATATTAATTTTTTTCAGATGGTTTTTATTAAAAAATCTTATAGATAATGATTTAATAAAAGAATATGATAGATTTATTATTACAAGAAGTGATTATATATATCAATTACCCCATCCTAAAGTAGAATGTATGAATACAATGAATATATGGATTCCGGATAGTGAGCATTATGGTGGATATACTGATAGGCATGTGATTTTATCTAAAACTAATATTGAATCTTATTTGAATATATTAAATAATTTTGTTCTTAAATCAAATGAATATATTATGAAAATGAAAAATTATACTGAATGGAATTTAGAACGACTAATATTTTTTCATTTGAATGAAAATAATGTATTAAATATTGTAAAAGAATTTCCTTATGTAATGTATTCTGTAAGAAATATAAATGGAACTACGCGATGGTCACCCGGTAATTATTCACATGAATTAGGTTATTATATAAAATATCCAACAGAATATGAAAAATCAAGTCATTATAAAAAAGATTTTGAAAACTCAGGATTAACAATAGATGAGTATTACAAAAAATTATATGACCATATTCCGTTAATTGGAATAGGCGTAGGGTCCTTTATGGTAGCTTGAACGTTAACCGTTAATCTACCAGAAAGGACACATGTGTAAATTGTCGCTTTTTGAGCGACGATTCACTTGTTAGTCCTTTCTTGTAGCTTTAGGCATGCATTCATTTATGTGGGAGACCATGTATGGTCTCCCACATAAACAAGTAATACCATCGCGATTCCGTAAGAAATCGCTGGTATTATGAAAGTTAAAAATCCCATTTTTTTATAAAATAATTGTATATATGCCTATTTTGACTTCAAACTTTTATGTTTTAACTAATAATGTAAAAACAAATCATTATATTGAAACGGGCGCTTATTGCGGAGATGGTATAAGACATGTATTAAATAATTATGATTATATTCATTCTATAGAACTTTCAAATAAATGGTATGACCATAATTTTAAATTATTTGAAAATAATAAAAACGTTAAACTTTATTTAGGTGACTCAAAAAAAATATTACCTGAATTATTAAATAAAATTAATGAACCAGTTACTATATATTTAGATGCACATTATTCCGGTGGTTCAACTGCCTTTGGCGAAGAAGAAACACCATTATTATTTGAATTGGAAGTATTAAAAAATAGGAAATATAATGATATTATTATAATTGATGATTGTAGATTATTAGGAAAATCTGGAACATGTGGCTGCGGTCCAGAACATCCAATATATCCTACAATGATTTATGATTGGTCCAATATTACAGAACAAAAAATAATAGATTTATTGAAAGATGAATATATTTTATTAAAAAATGATAATAAGCAATATACAGATGGGTCAGAAGACCAATATATTTTAATGAAAAAGAATTGAAATAACTAGTTTACAATGATACAATCTCAAGCTATATTTTTAGTGATTGGAAGAATTATCTTATGTAAAATAAACTGATTACCTATTTTTCCTCCTTTATTTTTATTATTTAACCTTCATAACCCCAAGAAAATTTTACAGATTTTCTCGGGGTTACTATGAATATTTCATTACCATAAATGGTCATGAAATATTTGAAAGCATGCCTAAAGCTACAAGAAAGGACTAATGTGTCCTTTATGGTAGCTTAACGGTTAAGATATATAAATCATAAAAAGCTATAAACAGACATAAAAACATTGCTCATAATCAAATAATAATGGAATCCAATTGTGAATATGTTTGTTCCCGAGGTTTATTAAAATCGTGCACTATTCATAGTAGCACTCCACACTCAAGCATATCACAATTAATCAATTATGATTTTAGCAATCTGAAACCCAATTGTAGCATCTATGTTTGTTCTTCGGCTATTCCCCATTTCATACACGCCATTTTCCCACAAATCCCATTTCCATTTGTGTTAGTCAGTGGCGATTGCGACGAAACCGCGCCCAATGATATACTTACACCCGAACAATTCAGACAATTTATAGAATCGGATAAAATCATACATTGGTATTCGCAAAACTGTCGGGCAATTAATCCCAAATTGACTCAAATGCCTATAGGATTAGATTATCATACCATGTCTGGAGGCAATTCCTCATGGGGTCTACAGTCAATTCCATTAGACCAAGAATCTATATTAAAAACTATAAAGGCCAATTCCCTACCATTTTATGAACGAAAAATCAATGAAGCGAAGATAGCATATTCCAACTTCCATTTTTTCATGACTACAAAACATGGATATGACCGAAAAGATGCACAGTCAAACATTCCAAATGAACTGGTATTTTATGAGCCACATAAACTTGAACGAAAACAATCTTGGGAAAATCAAGCACAATTTCCATTTGTTATATCTCCTCACGGAGGCGGTTATGATTGCCACCGAACATGGGAAGCATTATGTCTAGGTTGTATTCCAATAGTAAAAACATCTATACTGGACCCCATGTATGAAGAACTACCGGTATTAATTGTAAATTCATGGTCGGATGTGACTATAGACCTCTTGCAAAATACAATAGCAAAATATAAAACGCAAACATTTAACTATAATAAATTGCTTTTGAGTTATTGGACAAGTAAAATAAATGCTTATGAATAATATAAAGAATATGTTTGAATATTCTTTATAGTAAATGTGGTGTTATAATGATAAATCATGTTTTGATAATACAAATCAAGGCCAAATTACACCTGGTGGCCAGGTTGGACAAACTATAATGCGATATGTAAAAAATAATATTTTAGATAATATTATTGATGTAGGAACATGGAATGGTTTGGGCAGTTCTCAGTGTTTTTTATTAGCATTACAAGGTAATATGCATACGCAATTTATCAGTTTAGAAATAAATAAAGATAAACAATATATAGCAACTGAAAATTTAAAACAATTGTTACCTAATACAAATTCTCAACTATTGTGGGGAAGTATATTAAAAAAAGAAGAAATTACAAATATGGATGAAATTTTTCCCGAGTTTTTAACAAATAGTGAATTTCAAAGATGGCATTCAATTGATGTATATAATATTGAGAATTCACCATATGTTCTGGATAAAATACCAGAAAAAATAGATTTTATTTTATTTGATGGAGGCGAATTTACGACATATTACGAGTTCATAAAATTATTTCCCCGATGTATTAATTATATCGCATTAGATGATGTTCATGAATGTAAGTGCAGAAAAATACGTTATTTTTTGCAAACACACCCCGAATGGAAAGAAGTTGAATATATTAATGAACGTAATGGGTTTTCATTATTTATGCATAAATAAGTTTACCTTTCGCAAACAACCATAAAACTATTATTCAAATCAATACCACTAATAAAAATATTTTTCATATCATGGTCTATTAAAAATATCCGTATAATTTCTGGTGTAAAACAATGAATATGCTTATTATTATTCCATGGTCTCCAATATTTTTGAGAAATATCAGGTAAATACAAAAATAAAATACCTCCTATTTTAATTTTAGATATCCAATATTCTAATGTTTTTGACCAATTATCAACATGTTCTAAACAATGACTAGAATAAATAAAATCAACAATTTCATCGGGTAAAATATTTGCATCAAACCCATTTTGCAAAGCTAAATCAATACCAATAGAATTTGGTAATTTCCATTCGTCTTTACAAAAACCTATATCATAACCATTTCCCTTGCAAAAAAACTTTGCATAAGGAATCGCAAATTGTGATGCATTTCCAATACTTTGAAAATACGGATATGTTTCATTTTTATACTTGATTACTTCCATAATTTTACGCCTTTGAATAATTAATAAATAATATCTTTATATCATAAGTTCATTATACCATAAATAAATATGATATAATGTAAAATGAATATTTTAGTAATAGGCGACATTATATTAGATACTTATCAATATTGTATAACTGAAAAAACTGCAGCAGAAGCCGATATTCCAGTATATAAAACATATAAAACGGAATATATTTTAGGGGGTGCAGCCAACGTCGCCGGAAACTTCAAAAATCTTGGTAACAATGTGGAAATAATATCTATCTTGGGACAAGGAAACGGCCAAGGAAACGGCCAAGGAAACGGCCAAGGAAACGGCCAAGGAAACGGCCAAGGAAACGGCCAAGGAAACGGCCAAGGAAA